CTCCCGATGCTTGGTGCGAGTGGAAATGTCCGTACCGTCAGTAGCCCGCAATCCGTCGTAGCTGCGATCATTCCACAGCGTTGCGTCGGAGTTGCGGGATTCCGGGGTGTATTCGGAGGTCACCTCAATGAAGTCGTAAGGTGCCTCCCGGCTTTGGATGAACCTGCGTTTACCCACGTTCGCGCCCCCGATCACGGCCAGCCCTGGAGGACTTGCCTTGTTTGTAGTCGATCACGTCTTGCTGCTGGGCCTTCTGCGCCTCGTTTTGTAGTTGCTGATCGAACATGCGCTGATTGTGCCCCATCTCCATGTTCTGGTTCCGCATGCTGTGGGCGAACTCAGCTTCCTGCGCCGCCGCGGTCATTTGATGGTCGTGAACCTGGGCTTGCTGGTCCATAGCCATCTGTTCCCGCTGCTGCTGGTGCTTCTGTTGCATTTCCTGGCCCTTCATGGCCATTTCTTCACGCTTCTGCTGCAGCTTCATCTGGCCCTCGGCCTTCTTGAACTCCAGTTCCTGACCCTTAGCCTGAAGCGCCTGCTGACCCTTCTGTTGGTCTAACTGACCCTTCTGCTGCAGAAGCTGCATCTTTGCCTGAGCCTCTTGAGCCTTCGGGTCTTGCTTGCCTTCCGGCGGCTGCTGGGCGAGGGACTGCTGCAGTTTAGCGAACGTCTGATCCAATTCACCCTCGAACTGCTTGCCCACCTTGAAGCCGGCCAGCGAGAATTGGAGCAGTTGCATGAGGAACGGGCCCATGATCGGGTCGCCCGTCATGGTCGGCATTACCTCCTTCAAATAATTGGTGATCGTCGTCATGTACTCCATGCGATCCTGCTTCTCGGCCTGGAAGTCGATGTCCGACAGCGTGTCTGACTCGACCCGTGCTCTGAGAAGAAAGTCGGGTTGCTTCACCAGTTCCATCGCAGCCTGGACGAGTTCCGGCGGCTCGTTCATGAATTGGACCTGTGCCAACTTCGCGATCACCTCGGGGTCCATGTGCTTCCGCATGATCTGGCACTGGAGGTCGAACACGGCGCTGGAGTAGTGGACGACGTTCTTCTGACGCTCCTGGATGCGCATCGACGCATACTGCGCCTTGATCTTCTGCGCACCGAGTGTCTCCGAGGCTTTGCTGGCGCCCCGAATGATGTCGGCCATCCCCGTGATTTCGTAAATCTGGTTCTTGACGTCCTCCCGGTTCTTTGTGAGTTGCTCGATGGTGACCACGATCTGTTCGAGCGGGAGCCATTCAATGGCGCCCTTCATCCCACCCTTCTCTGCGAACGCCGCCCAGCTGTCGACGGGGACCAGGGTATTCTCTGCGGCGTTGGTCAGCAGCGACGCCAGCTGCGGAGCCGCTTTGTCGTAGGCGCCTGCGACCCGGCAGGCCTTGACGAGCAGGGCGATCCGCGTGTTGATCTCGTTCAGTTCACGGTACTGGTCTCGCGCGTACTCGTAGTCTGGGATCGGGATGTACTGCCCGTTGGAGGTATTCGCGAACATCGGACGGGGGCAGGGGAAGAATCCGTCCAGTTCCAGGAAGTCCTCCTGCTCATCGAGGATGGACTCATGGTCTTTGTTCCACCAGATGATCTTCTCGGCCTCTTTGTCCCAGATTTCGTAAATGATCGCCTGCTGGAAGACCTGGTGCTTGGTCTCGATGTTTTGCTCGATCTTCTTGTTCGAGAAGTTCAGCGGGATGGCTTTGCCGACCTTCTCACCGAAACGCTTGACCAGCTTGTCCCGAGTCAGGTACGTCTTGCGCGCCATCCACCGCACTTCCTCATACGTGCGGGCGGGGGACCAAAGCAGGTCTTGCCAGTAGACGTACTCGTCAACGATCTTCTCGTCGACAACCTCGTCATACTCCAGGAAGTGGGCTTGGGCGGGCTTTGTGCCCTGCGGGCCGCTCTCGGGATGCGGCGGCTCGGGCGGCTCACTGAGGGGCACGTCCCCCATGATCTGGGGCGTAGGTGCCTCGGCTTCCGGCGCACCGGGCATTTCCTCCTTGTGATGGACGATTTCAGCGTAGTACGTGTGCCAGCTGATTCCCATGCCGGGTACCAGCATGTCCTGAAGCGCCTGCTTGAGGATGGTATCAGTGTTGAAGTTGCGACCGTTGTGCGACTGGATAGCCCGTTCCAGGATACGGCAGGCGACCCGCGCCACGTCATCGGTGATGTCCTTGAACTCGCGGTTGACCGTGACCTGCGGAGTCTGATTCAGCAAGGCGGTCTGGAGAATGTGGACGTTCGCTGAGAAGAGGTTGAACCTCCGCTCAAAATTGGGATCGACGCCCGACACATCCGTCTGCTCAGCGCGGTACTCCTTGACGATCCGGCGAGCACGCCGCTGCCACTTGTCCAGTTCCTTCTCGGCAGCTTGAATTTCCATCTGCCAGCGACTGTACTTGCCACCTCTCTCCTTCTGCATCTCCTGGAGGGAGTCGATGCGACCAACGTCTTGGGTAGCCATCAAAGCCTCTCATCGTTTCGCAATGCTGGGTTTGTCCTGCGGTCGGTGAACAGATTCTCCAAGCTGAACGCGTAGTTCGCACCGGCGGTGCGCTCTTGGTTCGGGAGAATGATTCTGCTCTGTTCGGTGGGCATGATACCTAGGATGACTGCCAGGTATCTCACCGCATCAGCGACGTGGGATGTCCAGTCATGTACAGGGCGGTCACGATAGCAATTGGTCTTGTCGTCCCAGGCTCTCCGGTACGACTTCATCGCTTCGATCCCACCTGACGTGAGGGGATGGTTCCAGTACGTGAACGGTAACATCTTGTGGACGGCGCTAATCCCGTCCCTTAGCTTGTGGTCTGGTACAATGTGGGGACGGTAGCCGCGCAGTAGCGTCTGCTCCACTATTGAGCGTCCCGTCTGGAGATTCTTGGCCTTGGCGTCGTGGGGGAGGTAGACATCGCGCACGTTGCGCAGGTCCATCTCATCCAGATACTCCGGCCAATCCTGCTCGTTACTGCTGAGAATCTCGTGAATCAGCACTTGCTGTTGCTTATTGCGTTGGAAAAAGATCAGAACGGTGTCGTCGGTGTAGCCGAGGTCGCATACGACATCTAGGGGCAATGCAGGATCCAGGTCGTATTCCTTGGCGCGCCCCTCGGCTTCCACGGTTTCCATGTCGGCGCCATAAATCGCACCCTTTAGGGCAGCTTCGAAGCTGCACTCGTACTCCTGCTCGTAGTCGCTGTCGTCCATCATGGACTTGATCAGCTTGAGTTCTTCGGCTCCCAGTATTCCAGATTGGGAAGCCTTGAGAAGCATGCTAAATTGTAGCGGGTCGTTCTTCGCCTTGTTGTACGAGTCGTAAAAGTGGTTCTTGCCTAGGGGAGTACCGCTGTTCACCAGCCATCCCTGGCGGTCGCTGAGGGACGGGAGGATAATCTGTGAGACAACGGAGGGACGAATCTGAGCGTATTCGTCCATTACAACCCCGTCTAGGTACATACCACGAAGGTTGTCAGCTTTTTCAGCGCCTAGCAGGTATATCTTGGTCTCGTTCTTGAGGGTAACGCGCAGTTCCGACTCGTGCGGCGAGTCGGCCAGCAACGGCTCGGCGTAGTGCTTGAGGTACTCCCAAGCGATCCGCTTGGCTTGCCCGTAGTTCGGGGCAATATACGCCATCTGCGGACGGGGGAGGGGACACTCCAGCGCACCGATGATCAGGTCGTTGACTAAGGCGACTGTCTTACCTGCCCGGCGATGGCAGACGAGAGTGGCGAACCGAGCCTTACGGTTGTGGAACGGGAGGAATGCAGCCCGAGGCTCGTATTTCAGCGTTAGGGCCGGCATTACTTACCGCCGTATGGCGTAGCCCAGTCGGCTAATTGTTGGATATATCGTTGTAGTTCATGTTCGGGAGCGACTAAATGGGTAATACCCCGGTCGCCTAGTTGGTGCTCAAACATGTTGGCAGCCCCTCTAGGGGTATTGTTCCACGCGCTTTCTGGAGTAACCACTCCAGCTAGTCTGTCGCTAGTGAGGGCAAAGTTGCCCCTAGTTTTTAGTTCTCCATACTCAGACGGAGAACTGCGTAATGCGGTAAGTAGATGGCGCGCCTCCTCATCCCCCTCTTTTGCAGCCTTTCTAAGATATCGTAAAAATTCAGGGGTTTCTGGGGGAAGGTCCATTCCCAAAATGTTTTCTCTTGAATCGGGTCGTTTTGCTAGTTGGTGCTGGTACTCAGAGTTTAGGGTGCCCCAATTCCAATTTCCTGCCTCGGGGTCGTATTTATCCAATACCCCCGCCCCATGCGGACTGGTCTCATAGTGCTTAATGCTATTGAACTCGGGAGACATCTGTATAGCGGCGGCTTGAGTACGTCGATCGTAATGGTTCGGACCCTCCCCCCTCAAACTATCCGTGCCCCACTTATACGCAGTCCCCTCCGAAGCCTGGCTAGTATACGCATCCCTGTTAAAAATCTGTCCAGGAGAGTTGTGTAGTTCCAATGCTCCAACACGTGGAACAACGAATGGGTATTGTCCGCTCTCGTGGAACGGTACTCTAGCGTCGTCAGCCCCACCAGTGAGCTTAGTCAAGGACCAACTAGGGTTGGTGAGTTGCGAAGGTGCGGGTTGGTGTAAAGACTGATTTAGCCGATGGGTTGCGTACAAGTCCGGTCGGCCACCTTTGCGCAAAGCCCCGATCATCCCAGGCCCTGCGTCTGTACCAAAGCCCATAGCCAAGTCTTGGACGATCTGTCTCTGGGCGGGGGAGGACATTTCCGGCATGACCGACTGAGCTTCCTCCCTCAACTGTCGCTTCTCGGGAGTGGGGACAATGCCTACGTTCTGACCGACCCTGCGCAGGGCTTGGGAGAAGGCATCCTTCCAATCTCTCGTGCCCTTGTAGGCGTCTATGAGAGGGAGGAGTGGATTGTCTTGTCCGTACTCGCTGATCTCGCCCATGCTAACCCTTTGTGGGATGGACGTCTATAATTTGCCCTGGGCTCTGCCTGCCGGACGTGTCTCTGGCGTTTAGCCAGCTGAGTTCTACCTTGATAGCCCCGCCGTCGGCCCCTGTAACTTGCGCAGGGATCAGCTTGCTATAGAGTTGGTAA